CGATCTAGCGTAAACGTCACGCGGCGCTCAGTGAATGGGCCGGCGCAGGAATGCTCGCTCTCGTACATCCATGCGACAGGCGGACTACTACTACCCACCTTATCTGGTGTAAGAACGGTTTCCTGCGTCGGCTCTCGCGGCGGCGCTGCGGCAAGGCTGCGGTGACGCTTGCAGATCGCCGCCCCGCTGCTGCAACAGGGACACGCATCAATCAGCGCGTCGATCATTTCCATCTCGTTCTTGACCACGTTATCGTCCTCAAATCCGGCGTTCGCGTAATCGACGACGTTCATCTAGCGGCTCTCCTGTTGGCGTATGGCGGCGGCGAGAGTATCGGCGGCAACCGCCATCGCTAATTCCTCTTTGCTGGCGGGCGCATCCCGGTAATATCTTGCGTCGTCGTCGCATATCCGCGCACACCGCTCTCGCTCTGCGACTCGACCAAGCGCATACATTGCCTCGGCCTCGGTGTCGTAGAGTAGATGCCATGTCGCGCGGACGTGTTCAATCGCCGCTCTATCTTCCGGCGTAAGGGGGCTGCGCTCAGTCATTCCTGCGCCGCCTTCCGATCGGCGCGCTGGTGCGCGATCCGGTTGGCGACGTCCTCGAGCTCCGCCTGCTGGCCGAGATCGGGCACGCCGGGGATCATCTCCCGGGCGAGGAGGAATCCCTCTTCCGGCGCGTCCAGGGACTCTTCCAGGGCTGACCGGACCTGCGCGTAGGTGAATACCAGCGGGGTCTCCTGCGGCTCGGCCTTGAGCGTCTTTGCGCGTTTTGCCTTGAGCACGGCCGCAACCGCATCGGTCTTGTTGGTGGCTTCCGGCTGGACTTCGACGTCGATCACGTCGCGGATCTCCTCGATCGTTTGCAGGCCCATCGCGATCTCCGGCGCGTAGGCGCGCACCAGGAAGGCACCAGCACGATAGGTCGCCATGACTTCGGGCATAGTGTTCCATTTACTACCGGCTTTCTTCGACCAGCCCTCGGCTTCGACCATCTTCCAAGTCACCCAAGCGCCGACAATTTTTTCGCCGGTCGTCTTCTCTGTGGCATAGGCCCGACATGACCAATCCTTTGATGTTGGCTTTCCCTCCCACTCGAATTTCATCGAGGTGAACCGTCCGCACTGATTGAATGTGGCAATGAGGAATTGGCCGGACCAACCCGGCTTGCCCTGCACCACATACAAGTTTTGCGCGACCATCAGTGGATCTGCGCCAATTCTCCGCGCCATATTCAAGGCGATCATGCAGTTTGCGATGTTATCTTGATAGGCGGCTGGAACGAGCGTCGAAGCCGCGAAGACCTTTGCTTTGCGTAGATCCAACTCGAACGCCTCACGCTCAGGGGATGGATTGGAATGCGACGCAACCCCAGGGGTCACGGGAACAGCAACGGCGGATTCACCCATTTCCTTTTCCTCATCATATTTCGCGCGTGCTCGTTTCGGCACGCACGGTGCTCCATTGAACCCTTACCCTGACGCACCATAAATTGCGGATCGTCATACTTTTTGCAGCGAACACATAAGTGCCAGTTGGCGTTTCCGCAGATCATGAGCGCGTCTTGGCGCCGATGGATTTCTTGATGATAGGAGGCGGTGCAGATCAACAAATTGCTGTTGCTGTTGTCGGCCCTGTCGCCATTGATGTGATGCACGACCTCGTTACTCTTGAGCGGTCGGCCGAGAACTGCTTCGGCAATCGCTCGATGCACTTGCATGCGCTTGTGATTGATCGTTTGACGTAGATAGCCGTTCGGCGTCAAATGCTGCCCGCCGTTGGGACCGCGTTTCTTCATAGCTTGAGCAAAAATCTACGCGCGCCGGGACGTTCGTACTCGAACTGCATTGCGATAACTGGTGCTTCTGCGCGCAGCCGCTTGACGTCGATCAGCCGTGAGGACTTCGCCTGCTTCCAAGTCACGGCCGGCACGCCATCTATCAAGCCGGTGTCGGCGTCGCGCATCTCCATCTTGACGATCGCCTCGCAGCGTTCGGACTCCTCCTCGATACGCACGGTCTCGTCGCGCAGTTCCGCCAGACGCTCGCACGCCTTCGCGATGTTGGGCGGAAGGTCGATCGTGCGCGCCTGGGACACGCGCCAGCGCATGTTGATCTCGGCGAGCGTTGACGGGGCCGGCGGATCCCGGCTTTCCACCGCGCTCCAGAATTCGCGCTCGCCGTCGATCACCAGCTCGGCCAACTCGGCCTTGAGCGGCACGGTGTAGATGCGGAAATCGCTCCCGCCGATCAGCACCGCAATGTCGGCGAGTTGCGCTTCGGTGACGATCATGTAGTGCGTGACCTGGAGCAGATAGGCCGCGGGCACATCGTCGGACCCCGGCTCGCCCCATAGCTTGTCGTCGCGCGCGGTCTTGAATTCGACGACGCGATCGTCAGTGCGGCCGTCGAGGTTCGCGAGCATCCAGCGATAGCGCTCGCTTCGCAGCATCGGTTGGCCGAAGACGACGTTCTTGCCGGTGCGGCGCATGTACTCGCCGCGCACGACTGGCTCGAGGAGCGTGCCGAAGCGCATCGCCTCGCTCTCCTCGACCGCCGGCGCCTCGCCCAACTTCTCGTAGTAGAGCTCCAGCGCGCTCTTGTACGGCGACAACCCCAGCGCCGGGGCGGCATCGCTACCGCCCAGGCCGGTCAGGCGCGCGGCATGATCAAGTTTGCCCATTAGGCTTCTTCGGTGCCCGCTCGCGCTTCTTGGTGAAGATCACCTCGGCGGTGACGTCTGGATTCGCCGCATCGGCGGGCAGGAAGATGACGCTCGCCGCCGCGCCGTCGGCACGCGAGCGGCTGCGCGCCCAGTCCTCGCACGCCTGCCGCACCTGGCGCTCGTTCATGCTCACTCTCAAGAGCTCGCGCATCGCCATGCGTCCTCCTTCAGGAAAGCCACTCCACGATCAGGCCGGAGAGGATCCCGGCGAGTACCCCGAGGCAAAAGATCCACACTGCAATGTCTCCCCTTGATGGTTGTTTGAAGTAGTCGCGCGGCAACCCGCTCGTGCGCTGGAAGTGCCACAGATGCACCTGGTCGCGGATCGAGTGATGCGAGCCGATGATCGGTTTCATTCGTCCTCCTCGTCGAGAAGGTCAGCGAGCGCGTCCGCGAACAGGAACACCGCGACGATCACCAGCACCCCGCCGAGGAAGCTCATTTGGCGCGCTCCTTCAGCATCGCGTCGGCGATCTTGTAGCAATACGCGGCGAGATTGATCACGTTGATTCCTTGGTCCGTGACCGTGTAGGTCCGCAACGCCTCAGCGGCGAAGTAATCGCGCAGCGTCATGCCCTGTTGCGCGTGATGGTTCACCCAGTCAATCTCGTTCCCAAACGAGGAAGCCGGACGCGGGAACGCCGGCCCGCCATCCTTCAGCTTTAGAGGCACGGGTTTCATGCGGCACTTCGCGGCGCGGCAGCGCGCAGCACGCCCATGTAGCCGGGGAGGGTCTTCTTCAGATTCCCGCCGATACGCTTTTCCAACTCGCGCGCGGCGTCGGCAACGTAGAACGCCGGATCGCCGTCGCCGGCAAGCTCGGCCGCAACCTCGAGGATGGCGCGCGCCAGGAGCTCGACGTCAGCGACTTTCGGCTTGATGCCGGCGAACCAGAGCATCGCAGTGGCTCGGTTGATTTCCTGCCGCATATGCGCCTCCTCGAATGCGAGTGCGTTCGCTTCGTCCTGCTCGCGCACTTCTCGCGCGTCATCGAGCATCTGCTGCTTCGCGTCCTCGCCGTAGCCGAATCCGTAAGTGGAGTTCATTCGCTAACTTCGGAATTGTTTACGCGCGTAACCAGTTCCACGTGGAACTATCACGCTGCTCGTATGCAAGCGTGTGCAAGATGGTGATGCGCGCGGCGCTTTGCATTGGAGGCTCCCGCATGTCGGGAAGCCAGTTTAGCTAAACCTAAACGCCAGTCAAGTCTTTTCTAAACCTTGCACACAAGAAAAACCCGCGTCGATGCGCGGGCCTTTTCGGGAGCGGTTATTGCTTTAGCCGTCGCCGCCAGGAGTGACCTTCTTCTTCAATGGCACGACCTTCGTATCGCGTTTCGCGACGACATCATTCTCATTCAAGTGCTTGGCGATCGCAATATTTTCGGCGACCTTGGCCTCCATCTCGGCCATAAGCCGCGTGCGCTGCGACGATGTGAAGTGCTGCCAGTAGATAAGTAGTTGTTTAGCTTCGCGCTCATCGAGCGCACCGCCGATGCCGCTGGTGCTCATGATCGTGATCGCGTCGATTTTCTTTTCGAAGTAGTCTGCCGGTAGCTTCAGCCTGAGCGCGATCTTGCGCGCCGTGCGCTCCCCGAACGGTCGTTTCGGATCAAGCAACTGCGATACGTAGCTCTTCTTGAATCCCGACTTGCGCATGAGCTGGGCGCGGCCACCGACCAGGACGTGATCAAGCAGATGCCGTAGCACGGCCTTTCTGTGTTCATCCGCCATAAACCTGATCGTAAACAATCTTGGTTTAGAAGTGGCTTTACTTTCTGGTTTGGAATTCACTTGACCTCTTGGTTTAGATTTGCCTAAACTGCTCGACCATGACATTTCCGCAGTGGCTCGACGCGCAGCGCGGTCGCGCAACGCTCATTGCCGAACACTTCGACATCAGCATGTCGGCCATCACGCAGTGGCGTACCAACGGTGTGCCGATCGACCGTATGTTCGCGGTTCGCGACCTGACCCATGGCGCTGTCTCTCTTGAGGAGATGGTTGAGCACGCGGCTACTGTAAATCGCTGACCTATTGGCCCTGACCCAAAAATGGGCCAGTCATAGACATAGTGCAGCAATGTCTAAACTTATTCAATAGAAAGCGTCCCATGAAATACGCGCAACCCGGCCGCGACGTGCCGCCGCTGTATCAGGGGATCGCAGCCGCGGCGTGTCGCTCACGGGCCAATGCGGTCAAGCTGTTTTGCCTCGAGTGCGTCGGCTACGTGCGCAAGGACGTCACCGACTGCACGGCAACGAAGTGCCCGCTCTACCGCTGGCGACCCTACCAAGACGGTCGCGATGAGGCCGAGGAAATGTCAGCGGACCCACAAAAACGTGGAGTAATCGCGCTGGAACGCGATAACCAGGGTCGCCTGCTCCGTCAGGACGTCCGAAAGTAAATGGAAGGCTAACCCCCCATTTTTACCGGGGGTTGTGGGTTGTGGGAGCGACGGTCGCGGTGAAAGCCATCCGTTTGTCGGAAGAGCAGTACCAGGCCGTGCTCCAACGCCGTGCCGTGCCGAAGGACGAGATGTACTCGCCGGCGCCGGCCTCCAAGTACCACAACGAGAAGACCGGCGCCTACGCGTCGAAAAAAGAGGCGCAGCGGGCAGTCGAGCTCCAGTTGCTCGAGCGCGCCGGCGGCATCAGCGAGCTACGCGAGCAGGTCAAGTTCGTCCTCGTTCCGACGCAGCGTGATGCCGATGGCGAGCTCATCGAGCGCGAGTGCTCGTACTACGCCGACTTCACGTACCGCGACGCCAACGGCGAGCTCGTCGTCGAGGACGTGAAGAGCGAGCCGACCAAGACCCGCGATTACCGGATCAAACGCAAGCTCATGCTGTGGGTGCACGGCGTTCGCATCCGCGAGACCGGCTAAATGCGCGACGACGCGATCGTGGTCTGCTTGACGCCAGACGAGCTCTATCAGGCGGCGATCGTTGCCGTGCATCGCCGCGTCACGTGCCTGTTTCACCGCCAGACCGCCCAGCACTACGACGCCGAGGAAGGTGACGAGTGGGCGACTGAGATCGAGTCCTGCTGCGCCGAGATGGTGCTCGCCAAGCACCAGAACCGCTACTGGTCGGGCGGGGTGTTCAACGGCAAGCGCGCCGCCTTCGATGTTGATGGCAGGCAGGCGCGGCATACGGCGTATGCCAACGGACACCTGGTCATCTATCCCGAGGACAAACCCGAGGACAAGTTCGTGCTGGTGACCGGCAAGGCGCCGCGCTACTTCATCCAAGGGTGGTTGCTGGGCCGGGAGGCGATGAGCAAGGGCACGGCCCACGAATGGTGGTTGAAACCCGAACACAAGCGCGCGCCCTCCTGGTGGGTGCCGCAGTCGGCGCTACGGCGCGTGCCCGCCTGCGAGGCGATAGCAATGCTTCCTTCGCGGGAGGAATTGCAGAGGCATGAGCAGGAACTGCGCGAGGGCAGGCAATTACGCAAACTCGGCATCCCCACCGGGAGTCCGGCCGAAGAAGAAGAACGGCGCCGGCAACTCGAGCGGCTCGACGAAATCCTGAGCCGCGACAATCCCAATGCCTGAAAGATGCCCATGAGCTTCCCCTACTACCGCTGGTTCCCCGGCGACTACGCTCGTGATACGGGACACCTCACGATGCTGCAGCACGGGGCTTATCGGTTGCTGCTCGACACGTACATGGCGACCGGCAAACCAATACGTGGTGATTTGCATGCACTGCATCGCATCTGCGGCGCGCTTTCCGGCGAAGAACGGCAGGCGGTCGAGTTCGTCCTGGCCGAGTTCTTCATTCAGGAGGGTCCGGTTTGGCGCAATTTCAGGTGCGATCGCGAGCTTAACTACCTGACGACATTGAGCGAACACGGTCGAAATGCGGCTGCAATGCGCTGGCATAGCGACGGTAATGCACACGCAATGCAAAAGCATAGCGATGGCAATGCCCGAGGTATACCTACCAGAACCAGAACCAGAAAAGAACTAAAAGCATATGTCGGGCAAAAAACGCCCGACGAATTGTTGCCCGGATTCGTCGCGTTCTGGACCGCCTATCCGTCCAAACGACGCGTTGCGAAAGCGAAGTGCCGAACAACCTGGAAGGCCAACCGACTCGAGCCGCTCGCCGCAACCATCGTTGCCCATGTAACCGCCATGCGCAGCACCCAGGATTGGCGCGACGGGTACAACCCGGCACCCGCGACCTACCTCAACCAGCGCCGCTGGGAGGATGAGCTCCCCGAGCTCGCCGGGAAGACTCCCGACGGCAAACTGAAGGTCGCCCTGTGAGCAACGTCATCCCGCTCCAGCCCGGAACCGCCATCCTCGACGGCGAGTCGCTTCTCGCCGAAGGTCTCCGGCTCTACCGCTCCGGCGGACTCCCCAAAGGTCAGAGCTCCGGCTGGCCCTGCCTCGATGAGCTCTACACCGTCCGTACCGGACAGTGGACGCTCATCACCGGCATCCCCGGCGCCGGCAAATCCGAGTTCCTCGACGCGCTCCTCGTTAACCTCGCCGAGGCCGACGCCTGGGAGTTCGCCATCTACTCGCCGGAAAACTATCCGCCGGTGACGCACCTCATCAAACTCGTGGAGAAGCACGAACGCAAACCCTTCGCCGCCGGACCCGTGCCACGCATGAGCGAAACGGAATACCGCTTCGGCGCCATCTGGGTCCAGGAGCGCTTCTTCTGGATCGAACCGAAACTGAAAACCCCGGACGAGCTCATCGAGACCGCACTCAAGGCCCGCGACAATGAAAGGAAGTTCGGCATCGTCCTCGACCCGTGGAACACGCTCGAGCACCAGCGCGGCGGCATGACTGAAACCGATTACGTTTCCTTCATCCTGACCGAGGTGCTTAAGCTCGCCCGTAGCGCCGACGCCCACATCTGGCTCGTCGTCCACCCGGCGAAGATCCCCCGCAACAAGGACGGCACCCGTCCCGTGCCGACTCCCTATGACATCAGCGGCTCGGCCCATTGGTACAACAAGGCCGACAACATCATCACCGTCCACCGCGATCAGAGCGCCGGCCAGGACGTCGAAATCCACGTCCAGAAAGTGCGCTTCAAGAACATCGGCCGCGTCGGCGCCGCAATGCTCAAGTACGACAAAACGACCGGTCGCTACTTCGACCTGGGACACCCAGGAATACCCGGCGAAACCTACGCCGACCCGGAGCGCGCAGCCGGCTAGTCCCTGCGCGTCTTGATCTGGAAGAGCTCGAAGGTCGCCGGGTGCATCCGCCGCTCGCCGGATTCCCACTGTTGCCACGCCCTGAGCGTGCAATAGACGAGATGCGCCGCCGCGGTCTGCGTCAGACCTGCAGCTTCTCGAGCTGCCCGCACCGCCTCCGGCTCGGGGTTCGCCCCCGGGCTTTCCTTGTTCCGGTTCGGATGCGCCGTCATGGGTTTCCCTTTCTTGTGGACAGCATCCGCGATCGCCGCATCCTTCGCCGCGAACGGACCGAGCCAGATCCCGTTTTCGTTCCACTCCCAGTACCACCCAGGCTCGGCCGGCAACCCATCGTTGTCGATTTCCTCGGAGTGGAAAACCCGACAGTTGACGTCGGGTAGTTCCGTATACGGCGAGCTCATATCAGCGCCGTTACAAACCAGGCAACAGCGCAGAATCCCGCGATCGCAAAGTTGCCCGTTGCAAAGGCAATGATTCCCGCAACGATGAAAATGTTCATGCGTGCCCCGCGAATTTCAGGATGATCGCGGTCGCTAACGCAAGCAGCGTGAATTGCGTACCCACTAGCCACAGGATCAGCTTCGTCGTGGCTTCGGCGATGGCTATTCGGAGATCGTCTTTAGTGGCAAGCGCATCCGCCGACACGGCATCAGCGAGAGCCTGCGAGAAGGCGGTTGCCTGCTCGTCGGGTATGCCTTTCGCGCGCAGGCTTTGCTGGTACTTGAAGGCATCGACCACGGTGCTCATTGGAAGTAACGCGACGCAATGCCGCGGCCGAATTCCTTGCGGAATGTGGCCCGCAGCCGATCAGCCTTGCCGTCCGTATCCGGCAGCAGCGTGTTGTCGCGCGTATACGCCCACAGCGCCGAAGCAAGCACAGCACAGCATGCCTTCCGGTACTCCGTCGGGAAATACTGCCCCGTGCAGTAGTCGAGCGTTACCGATCCGTCCGGCCGATCGGTCAGCGTCAGCCGGCCGGAGAACGCATCCCTGAATGCCGCCCGGAGCTCCTCCTCGCCAATGCTCGAGCGCCAGCGAACAGCGGAAAGCAACGTCCGAAAGGTATGCAAGTCCTTCGTAATCGCGCGCATCTCCGAGCGATACGCACTGACATCCCCATAGTTGCCGAATTCCAGACCCGGACGCTGCGCGGCAAAAGCCGACAGCACGTCCAGGATCAAATCACGCTTGCTCATGCTTGCACTCCAAATCGAATAGTTACGATGACAACGTAGAAAACGAACAGCGCCGCGACCATCGTCAGCGCAAAGGATTTGCGGTCGATCATGGCTGCTCCTGTGCCACGTAGACGATCCGGTTCACGCGTGCCGCCCAAAACTGATCGCCGTGCGGCTTCCACTTCCATCCTTTCGGCGGAGCCTTTCCGGCCTGTGGACAGCAGAAGTAGTCGTCACCCACGGTATAAATCGGAATCTGGTTGCGCGTGGGCTGATACCGGCACTCGTTCATCTCGCCGATGTCCATGCCAAGCGTGCCCGCGATGATCTCGTTCGCTCTCATGACAGAATCTCCGCACACTCAAGCAAGCGCACGAGCTCCGCGGCCCACTGCTCGGCATCGTGTTGCTTCCCGCATTGCTTGTAGGCAATCGCCTTCGCGAGCGCCCGCGCTATCGCCGATCGGTCGAGGCTCATGCCGCCTCCTTCTGCACATAGCCCACTAAGCACTCGGCGAAAGCTTCCATACCCGGAAGCACATTCCGGCCGGATTCAAACGGTAGGCATGGCGCTTGCGTTTTCTTCGCGGTCCAGGCCGGATAGATCGGCTTCGACGGCGTGTCCATCCACCATTGCGCCTTGCGCTTTACCGTGAACTCAGGCGATGCCGACAGCCACGAGCGCGTCAACGTCTCGAGCTTCTTCGCCGAGTACGGAACCCGATCGCGCAACGACTGCCGCTCAGGGTTGACCACAGGCAACGCCATCAGCGCGGCGAATTCCACCTTCGAATGCTTCGTTCGATCCTGCGACTTCATTTCCACTCCTAAGCCCCTGATACCCGGAGCACGGTAATGCGGCCAATTGGCCCATCCCATAACGCCCCTCGCGAGGCGCTAGGCGGATCGGTCAGAAACAGCGAATGGCGTTAGAAAGCCTTTGCGGATTCGCCCCATTGTTGTCGTCGATCCACGCGACATCGACAAACGGCGCCGCTACCTTCGGTTCATCGAAGCACAACCACGCACGGTAGATAGCGCTCACGCGATCGTATTGCCCGATCGGCAGCACTACCTTCGCCGCGCCAACGGATAACGCGTGGCCTTCGGCATTCGCACCACGCGCATACATCGCCTTCGCGCATCTGCTCCATTCGGCAACCAGGTGATCAGTAAGACTGATCGTGTAGGGCCCTTGCCCGCTTCCATCAACATACGTTTGCATCGCTACTCCTAGGCCCACTGTTTTCCCGCGAGGCGCCGGTACTGCATTCACAACGTATGACCACATAATACGCACAGAGTTCATATAAGGGAAATACCGTGTTGCTATATGCACAGCGAGTGCAAAGCGCAATGCGGCATAAGGGAAAAGCTCGGCAAAAGCAAACAAGCGAAGGCGGGAAAAACGGAGGACGGAAAGAGAGGGAGTCGACTTCGCAACAGCCGCAACGCGCGCGCGCCTGCGCGCGACGGATCGACCTTTCCGTTTACGTTCGCGTCAACCTGGGCGACGGCGATTGCAGCAGCGCTTGAGCGCGTGCACACTGCGCGGGTATGTGGCGGGTAACTCGGCGCAATGCTCGGATCGGAATGCGCGCTATGTCATTGGTCTCAATGCCGAATGCACAGAGTCAGAGGGAGGATGCAACGTCCTACCTTCGTGGAGCGCGCGCCGTGGAGCTCGCCAGGTGGAGCTGTCCTGGCGCCGGCGTCGGCCGCGGCCCCCCGGCTCGAGCGGCGACGGGACTCCGGTCCCTGCATCGCTGTCGGTGTCCCTCTCTCGAATAGCGGCGAAAAATAAATTTGCGATGAAAAAAAATGGTGGCGTATTTCAACGAGATCGATCCCTTTGCAGCGCAGTGGCTGCGCAACCTGATTCGTGCGGGACACATTGCTGATGGCGAAGTTGATGAGCGATCGATCGTCGATGTCAGAGCTGACGACCTTCGGGGATTCGCGCAGTGTCATTTCTTCGCGGGAATCGGGGTGTGGAGTTACGCCCTGCGACAAGCAGGATTCCCTGACGACCGACCTGTTTGGACGGGCTCTTGTCCCTGCCAGCCGTTCAGTGCTGCCGGCAAGGGTGATGAGTTCGCAGATGAGCGCCACTTATGGCCGGCGTGGTTCGCTCTCATCCGCGAGTGCGGCCCTGTCGCTGTCTTTGGCGAGCAGGTTGCAAGCAAGGACGCGCTTGCTTGGCTCGACCATGTTTGTGCTGACCTGGAAGGCGAGGGTTACGCCGTCGGGGCGGTCGATACCTGCGCTGCGGGCTACGGCAGTCCGCACATCCGGCAGCGGCTGTATTGGGTGGCCGAGTCCCAATGCGGTGCCGGGTGGGAGCGCGGGAGAGAGCATCGAGAAGTGGTCAGCGCGAGCGGAAACGAAGGCGCAGGAAGGAATCAACCTGCATCAGCCGCTGCATATAGCGGCGCAGCGAGCGCCGTGGCCGACGCCGCAAGCGCGGGAGCAGCTGGAGGATTCGGAATCGAAAGTAGCGCGCGGAATGCACGCAGGACTGAATCTACCAGTGGCGGCGCAACTAACGGCTTCTGGTCCGGTGCCGAGTGGATCGCCTGCCGCGACGGGAAGGCGAGGCCTACCGGGAGAGGGATCAGTCCTCTCGTCATTGCAAATCGCACCGTGGGTGACGCCGCAATGCAGCGACGTAGCCGGACAACGGACACCGGACGGGAAGCGCAGCGTGGGCTTGAGTACGCAGACGGAATACACGGGCCGGGGCCAGTTGAATCCTGCCCTGAGTCGCTGGCTGGTCGGCTTGCCGAGGGCGTGGGACGAGGCGGCGATCGCGGCGCACCGTCACCTGAAATCGACGCGGACAACTCGGCGGAAGGGCGCGTGATGCGTTTGCGCGGCTATGGGAATTCTTTGGTTGCGCCGCAGGCTGCGGAATTCGTCCGCGCCGCGATGAGCGTGATCGCATGAGCCACAACCACGGTCTGGCGAAGGGGGCGGGGTGGGGAGGTCCGGCGAAGGGTAGTGGTAGCGGCCCCGCCAAGGGTGCGGGCAAAGGAGTGAGCTGCGGTGGTCCGGCCAAGGGGCCGGGGAATGGGAATCCGGTCAAGCCGTTCGTGAAGGATGATCCGCGGCAGCACCAGGGTCGGCGGGCGCTGCTGGTGGCGACCCCTGATGGTCGGCAGGTGACGTTGGGGGAGCTCTCGCGGGAGGCGACGTGGGAGGCGGTGCAGACGTTGCGTTCATGCGTGAATGACGCGAAGCAGGAGATGAACGTGAGGTGCAGGGCGGCGGGGTATCTCCTGCAGCTGGGGTGGGGCTCGGCGCCGAAGGAGGCGACGCTGCGGTTGGTATCGAACAACACGCTTGCTGGCATGACGGACGCGGAGTTGATCCAGCATGCGATGGAGCGTTTCGGCAACGGGGGTATGGGTCAGCCGGTGATTGATCTCGACCCCGAATCGATGTCTCCGCCCGATGCCTGATGCGCCGCAGAGCGTAGCGGAGTTCTCTGATGCGCGTTGCGCGGAGATCTTCGCGGTGGCCTTGCCGGCGAGGAAGTTGGGTCCCGACATGGCGAATGGGGATCAGAGTTTTGCGCTGCGTCTGGCGCGGCGGATTGCCCAGGTGCGCCTGCGCTGGTTCATTGCCTACGTGACGGCGGACGATCTCGAGGCGTATCAGTTCGACGCCTTTCACGAGAGTGTGATTGCCGACCTGCAGGCGGTGTTTGATGGGACGGAGAGGAGGCTCCTCATTTCCGCGCCGCCAAGGCATGGCAAGTCGAGGCTGTGCGCGATTCTCTTTCCGGCGTTTCTCGTCGGGGCGCGGCCGACCGAGAAGCTGATCGTTGCCTCCTATTCGCTGGAGCTCTCGCGCGAGCATGTCAGGGCTTGCCGCGGGGTCATGCTGGCGCCGGCCTATGCCGAGATCTTTCCCGGCACCACGCTCGCCGATGACGGGCAGGCCTCCGACCTTCTGCGCACCCCGCAGGACGGGTTCATCCGTGGCACCGGAGCCGGGGGTTTGCTCACCGGACTCGGCGCGCATCTCATCCTCGACGATCTGGTGAAGGGCCAGGAGGAGGCCGATTCCGAGCTCATGCGCTCGACGCTGTGGAACTGGTACGCGACGAGTGCGCGAACCAGATTGCCGCCGAACGGGTTCATCGTCGGCATCGGCACCCGCTGGCGCTATAACGACATCCTCGGCAGGCTGATCGCATCAAGCGATGATGCGAGCGGGGAGCGCTGGACGCATCGCAACTACCCGGCCCTGGACGAGGAAGGCCGCGCCCTATGGCCGGCGCGCTTCGACGAGCCCGCGGTGCGCGCGCTCAAGGTCACGCTCGGCGTGAGTCAGTTCCAGGCGCTCTACCAGGGGCGTCCCACCGCGGCCACGGGCGACTTCTTCCGCGACGCGTGGTTTCGCTACTACCGGCCGCAGGATCTCGCCCCTGAGCGGGAGCTCAACACCGTCATCTGCTCCGACCTGGCGCTCACCCCGAGCGGGGGCGACTACTCGGTCTTCGTGGTCGTCTCCATCGCACCCTCCTCCGACCTTTTTGTGCGGACGCTGTGGCGCCAGCGCGTGGCGATCGACGATTCGCTCAACGCCCTGATTGCGCTCTGCTCGAAGTACCGGCCGAGTGCGTGGATCTACGAGAACGACAACATCATGCAGTCGGTCCTGCCGTGGGCGCGGCAGAGGCTCAAGCGCGCCAACCTTCCGCTGTGGCACATCTGCCTCACCCGGCAGGCGAGCAAGGCGGCGAAGGCGGGAAGCCTGCAGGGGCTCGCGCAGGAGCGCGGGGTGTACCTCCCCGACGAGGCTCTGTGGCTCGAGGCGTTCCTCGCCGAGATGCTGAGTTTCCCCTTTGGTGCACACGACGACCAGGCCGATGCGCTCGCGCACGTGGGGAGAGCGTGGCCGAAACTCCGCGCCCGCACCGTCCCGCGTGACGACGGCTCGGATCCGGCGTTCGCCGCGGTCCCCTATGACCCGGCGAAACCCTTTGGCGGCAACGTGCGCCTGAATGACCTGTGGCAGCAGTCGCGGGCACCCGCGTACCGGCGCATATGACGAAACCGCACATTCGCTGGTGGCGCGGACATTGGGAGATTCGCTTTGAACGCGGTGAATTTCCGTATCTCGCCATCTTCAATGGCACGCTGCGCGCCATGGGCAACTGGTGGTGGAAGCTGACCGCATGAAGCGCGCCAAGCAACGCTTCAACCAACGCTCGAAATGGTGGGCAGAAGCCGAACGGAGGTTTGGCCCGCTCAAAGTCGTTTTTAGTTATGGCTGGCCTATACCCAAGTTACGGCGCGCGCCGAAACTCCTGCACGTCTTGCGTCCGCTATGGAAGACACCGGGAATGACCGAAATCGTGACGCCTTCGCATCCGTTCGCGATGCGCTGAAAGAACCATCATGGCTGACACCGCACTCGCCACCACCGCCGAGACCTACGCCGACTTTGGCGAGGACAGCAAGGGCCGCTGCGCCTACTGGAAGGCGGAGATTCACGCCTGCGACAAGGAGATGGAGAAATGGCGCGAGCGCGCGGCGAAGGTGGTCAAGCGCTACCGCGACGAGCGCGAGGGCGACTCGGGGCTCGGCACCGCGCAGAAGAAGTACAACCTGCTGTGGTCGATCATCAACACCATGATGCCGGCCGTCTACGGGCGACCGCCGGCGCCGATCGTGATGCGCCGCTACACCGACCCGGACCAGGTGGCGCGCGTCGCGAGCTTGATCCTCGAGCGCGTTCTCGCGTTCCAGTTGTCGGCGCAGTCGGACTTTCATCCCACCGTGCGCCACGCCCTGCAGGACCGCCTGCTTCCCGGCATGGGCTGCGCCTGGGTGCGCTACCAGAAGGCGCAGAACTCTCCGACGGGGACGGTGGACAACGACTACTACGCGCGCCTTTCCGGCAACGTCGCCGCGGTCGATTTCGTCTACTGGGAAGACTTCGGCTTCATCCCCTCGAGAACGTGGGAGGAAGTCCCCGCCGTGTGGCGCATCGTCTACATGACGCGCGACGAGCTCGAAGCGCGCTTCCCCAAGGTGAAGGACATCCCGCTCGACTACACGCCGGCGCGCCACCCCGACGCGCGCGGCAACGTCGAGACCGACGAGCCGAAGCACAACGTGTTCAAGCAGGCCAAGGTCTACGAGATCTGGGACAAGCGCAGCTCGAAGGTGTGCTGGGTGCACATGGCGATGGAAACCCTTCTCGACGAGAAGCCGGACCCGATGGGCTTCCCCGGGTTCTTCCCCTGCCCGCGACCGCTCTTCGCCACCAACACCACCGGGAACCTCGTTCCGGTGCCCGACTACTGCATGTACCAGGACCAGGCGGGCGAGATCGACAACCTGACGCAGCGCTTGGACATGCTCACCAAGGCGCTCAAGGTCGTCGGCGTGCGCGATGCCTCCGAGGACGGTCTCGCGCGCCTCCTGACCGAGGGCGCCGAGAACGAGCTGATTCCCGTGGACACCTGGGCCGCGTTCGCCGAGAAGGGCGGACTCAAAGGCGTCATGGACTTCCTGCCGATCGAGCAGGTGATCCTGGTGGTGGAGAAGCTCTTCAACATCCGCCAGCAGCTGATCCAGGACATCTACCAGATCACGGGGATTTCCGACATCGTGCGCGGCGCGTCGAACCCCAACGAGACCCTCGGCGCGCAGAAGATCAAGCAGCAGTTCGCCTCCATGCGCCTCGATGCCGTGCAGCAGGACCTGGCGCGCTTCGTGGGCGAGATCGTGCAGCTCATGGGCCACGTCGCGATCACCTTCTTCGACGACCAGACCTTGATCGAGCAGAGCGCGATCATGCACAGCCCGGACGGGCAGAAGGCGATCAAGGACGCGCAGGCGGCGATGGCGGCACGGCAGGCGCCACCGCCGATGATGCCACCGACAGGCTCACCCGGTGAGCCACCCCCGGCACCAATGGGTACCCCCCCAGTTTCTGCACAACCGCCTGCGATGCCCCCGATGGGTGGTGGCGGCATGCTGCCGGCCAACGTCGTCCCGTTCGCGCCGCCGGCCGCACCCGCGGGACCGCTGCCACCACCGCCGCTCCCGTCCTCGCAGGGTGTGGTCATGCAGGCGCTCCAGCTCCTGCGTAACGGCAAGATGATCGACTACCGCATCGAGGTGACCGCCGACACCCTGGTTGAGCCGGACTTGGAGCAGGAGCGCGCGGCGCGCAACGAATTCCTGACCGGGGTCACCCAGTTCCTGCAGCAGGCGATCCCCGCCGTGCAGGGCAACCCGCAGTTCATGCCGATCGCGCAGGCGCTCCTCATGTTCGGTATCCGCGGCTTCCGCGTGGGACGCGACATCGAAGGCATCATCGAAGCCGCCTTCGAGGACATGAAGGCGAACCCGCCGCCGAAGCAGCCGGATCCGAAGACCGAGGCGCTCAAGGCCAAGGCCGCGTCCGACCAGCAGAAGGTGCAGATGGAAGGACAGGCGCGGCAGGCGGAGATCGCCGCCGAGGCGCAGGCACGAAGCCAGGAGCTCGGCATGGAGATGCAGAAGATGCAGGCCGAGATGGCGAACGACCGCGCCAAGGTGCAGATGGAGATGGAAGCCTTCCGCGAGAAGACGATGGCCGAGGTGCAGGCGATCCTGATCAAGGCCCAGGTGCAGGCGCAGGCCGCGCGCGACAAGGCGGCGCAGGACGCGACGATTGCCAGCGCACAGATGCAGGGCGACATCGTGCAGGGCGCGCAGGAAATGGCCCACGCCGATGCCGCGCATGAGCAGGACATGGCGCACCAGCAGGAAGCCGGCGCGCTCGCGCTCGAGCAGCAGAAGCAAGCGGCAAAGGCCGCACCGAAGGACACGGGCGGGGACGGCTGAATGGGCGCGCTGCACCTGCCGCCGAAGAAGCCGAGTGATGCGCAGCAGTTCGCCGCCCACCTCGAGCTCGCGCTCGAGACGCGCTTCGAGCTCTTCGACAAGTACCGCACCGACACCACAGCCGCCGACGCGCTGAAGGCCGTGCTCGACAGCGTCGCCGACGCGCGCAAGGAGATGGGCTGGTGATGAGACACGTGATCTCCCTGGGAGCCGGTGTGCAGAGTTCCACGATGGCGCTGATGGCCGCGCACGGCGAGATCACGCCGATGCCCGAGTGCGCGATCTTTGCGGACACGCAGGCCGAAAGCGAGGCGACCTACGATTGGCTCGCTTGGTTGAGTGAGTCACTGCCGTTCCCGATCCATGTCGTGAGCGCAGGCTCGCTCGAGGCGCACGCGCTTGCCGGGAAGACCCTCTCGGGGCATGACTTTCAGGATATCCCCTGGCGCACCCGCGGCGGCATGGGCCGGCGCCAGTGCACGGCGCGGTACAAGATCCTGCCGCTCTACCGGAAGTTGAAAGAGCTTGGCGCCACCGCGAAGGAGCCGGTCGATCTGTGGGTGGGGATTTCCACCGACGAGGCGCAGAGGATGAAACCGGCGCGCGTCCAGTACGTGCGAAACGTCTATCCGCTGATCGAGCGCGGGCTCTCGCGCCTGCATTGCCTGCGCTGGCTTTCGGACCGCGCCTACCCAAGACCGCCGAAATCCTCCTGCGTGTTCTGTCCGTACAAGGGCAACGCCGAGTGGCGGGAGCTATCGGACCGCGACTTTGCCGCTGCGGTGGCCGTGGATCGGGCGATTCGCGGCTATGGGGTCGAGCAGTACGCGCACCGCAGTCTGGTGCCGCTCGAGCGTGCCGACATTCGTGATGAGCACGAGGGTCAGCGCGAGATGTTCGCGGAGGAGTGCGAGGGGATGTGCGGGGCCTGATGGCGCGTTACGACCGCTATGACCCCCTATCAGAGACGTTCGTGGAAATTGATCGCGAACGAGTATCGGACGCGCCAGCCGTGCGCGATGACATCACGCCCTTCGTCTCTCCGATCGACGGCACGGTGGTGGCGTCGCGCTCGGCACTACGCGAGCACATGGGCAAGCACGATGTGGTCCCGTATGACGAAGTGAAGGGCAACGCGCCGGTAGCCGACCGCTACGCCGCCGAGCGCGAGCGGCGGGCGTTCAGGGAACAACTCTGGGAACACACGGATCGCGCGCTGCGCACCGGAAAGGCAAGAGGCTAGGACATGGCAGACCCACTGGACGTCTCAGGCGAGAACGTACTTCCCCCGGATAGCGGCGGCGGTGAACCGGCGGCACCCGCCACACCGGCGCCGAATCTCTCCGAATCCCTCGAGCTCGCCTTCGACGAGTCGCCAGCGATCCAGGCGGACGTCGAAAAGACCGACGCGACCGGCGAACGTGCACGCGACGCGCAAGGCCGCTTCGCGCCCAAGGAAGGTAGCGCGCCGGGAGTGGCGCCGGCACCGCAGGGGACCACTAGCCCCCAAGGTGCCATCCCTCCCGCTCCCGGCGTTGCTGCCCCACCGCGGGAGTTCAACGAGCCGCCTGCCTCGTGGCGCCCAGAAATGCGCGGCTACTACGACAAGATCCCGGCCGAGGTGCGCCCCTACCTGCACCAGCGCGAGCAGGAGCTCCAGTACGGCTTCGATGCCGTCGCCCGCCGCGGCAATGTCGCCGAAGCAATCCTCAACGAGTTCGTGCCCTACGCCGACCAGCTGCAGTCGGAAGGCGCGACCCCGATCACCGCCATGCGCACGCTACTCACCACCGCGCACCAGCTCAGGACCGGCGGGCCGGAGTTCAGGAAGGCGATCATCCTCTCCCTCGCCCAGCAGTACGGGGTAAACCTGAGCGAGCCGGTCAACGTCGAGATCGCGCGCGCCGAGGCACAGTCAGCGCAACTCCTGACCGAGAAGATGTACGGATCCGCCGCGAGCCACCAGCAGGTGCAGCAGCAGACCTCGCAGGAGTTCCAGGCTTTCGCCAACGACCCGCAGAACGAGTTCTTCCCCAAGGTGCGTCACATCATGGCGGCGCTCATCGAGAACAACGTCGCGGGGAATCTCCGCACCGCCTACGACATGGCGATCGGCATGGACGCCGACATCCGCAAGACCCTCATCGAGCGCGACTACCAGGCCCGCACCCAGGCGCAGAAGCAAGCCGCCGCCGCCAACGTCTCGATCAAGGGCGCCCCCAACGGCACCGGCGTGCAACCGGCCGGCGCAGCACGCGGCGAATCAGTCCGCGCCAGCCTCGAGCGCGTGCTCAACGGTTGACAGCATTTGTCCCACAGGCTCACACTTTCGCCCGTCCCTCACGGAAATCGGACCAACGCGCAGTTGCCGCAGCGGCCACCGGGTTCCAGCACTGCGAGAGTTCTCTCGCGGCCAGCCTTCTGAGGTTGTGTGCTTTTTCACTCAACTCTTAGGAGCGCGTCATGGCCTTTGCCAATGCGGCAATTTCTGACGTAATTGCCACGACCATACAAAATCGGTCGCGGACGATTGCGGATAATGTGACAAAAAACAACGCAATCCTGCTCAAGATGTCCGAACAGGGAAATATCAAGCCTTTCGGTGGCGGAAATGTGATTTTGCAGGAGCTTTCCTTCCGGGAAAATGGCAACGCTGGCTGGTATAGCGGGTACGAAGCTTTACCAATTGGCGCACAAGACGTAATTTCTGCCGCACAATACGATATTAAGCAGGCAGCGACCGCAGTTACGATGTCTGGCCTCGAGATGTTGCAGAACTCTTAAGAAGCGGGAGTTCGAAAATCGGGTGAAACGGGGAACGCTGCGAAGCCAATCCCGTACCAAGTCGCCGAATGGGAAAAGCGTAGGCGAAAGGTCTAGAGCATAGGTGGTGAGCCAACCACGGCAATAACCCACCCACGAGCGCCCGACAATCAAGGAAAAGCATGACACGCGGTATCGCACTCGATCTGACAGGAAAAACATTCGGCGTCCTCACGGTCGTCGAGCGTACTTCCTCGGATCGAGCCGGCAACGCAATGTGGATTTGCAAGTGCAAGTGCGGCAATACCAAGGCGGTTCGCGCAATGTTTCTCATCAAGCGGCAGCAGTTCTGCAGCAAGCAATGTCCTGAGTACATCGCGAACATTCGTCTTGAGGTTTCGGGAAAGGTCTTTGGGAAGTTGACGGCAATAAAGCGGGTTGGATTCGATAACGGTCGCAGGGCTATATGGGAATTTACTTGCGACTGTGGCGGAACGATCTACACCACGCTTGACCGGGTGAATCAGGGCATCACCAAAAGTTGCGGCTGTTTGGCGATCGCAAGCAGACGGACTCGTGGTGGACTCTCCCTTACGCGTGCATACAAGAACGGGTACTGGCACGCGTACATGCGGCAGAGGCAGCGCGCAACACCGCGCATTCCCTGCGACGCGACGGTGGCTGTGTACGCCGAAGCCAAGCGCCTTTCCGAAGAAACCGGAATACCGCACGAGGTTGATCACATCATTCCCCTGCGCGGGAAATTGGTGTCAGGTCTGCATGTAATTGCAAATCTTCGCGTCGTGACGCGTAGCGAGAATCGGCGCAAGTCGAAACGCTACGACCTTGATTGATGATGTATGCCGAGCTAACGGGAAAACGAACCGTTAGAAGCGTGGGATAAAAAACCCGCGTGGTAACAAAGGCACCGGAACGAGGGTGCCGTCTGGGCAAGGAACAGATCATCGATCTGATGGAGGCGCGGATCAAGGTCGCCGAATCGACGATGCAGAACCTGATTTCTGCGGGGCTGTATTCGGACGGTACGGCGAACGGTGGCAAGCAGATCGTGGGTCTTGCGGTGGCGGTGGCGAAGGTGCCGACGTCGGGTGTGTATGGTGGCATCGATCGCGCGACGTGGACGTTCTGGCAGAACCAGGCAGCGATTGCCGTGGGTGGTGCGGCGACGTCGGCGAACATCCAGCAGAAGTTCAACGCGATGTACGCGAAGTGCGCGCGTGGCAACGACCATACCGATCTGATCATGGTCGATAACGGCTACTGGGCGCTGTACATGGCGTCGCTGCAGAACATCCAGCGCTTTACCGATTCCAAGCTCGGTGACCTGGGCTTCCCGGCGGTCAAGTACATGCAGGCCGACGTTGTGCTCGATGGCGGGATCGGTGGCTTTGCACCGGTGAATGCAGCGTACTTCCTGAACACGAAGTACATCTTCCTACGGCCGCACCGCGACCGGAATTTCGTGCCGCTGGATCCGAGCAAGCGTTACTCGACCAACCAGGACGCGGTGGTCTCGCTCTTGGCCTGGGCCGGCAATCTCTGCGTGTCGGGAGCGCAATTCCAGGGAGTCGTCGCGGACGCATAAGCGACAACACCTTGTACGACTCGACAAACTGAATCGAAGGAGCAATCGAAATGCCGAATCCAAGCATCATCACACCTCTGATTGGTGCATCGCTCACCAATGTGTTCAAGCCCGTGCTCGACGGGGTGAATCCCGCCGGCAATGTGATCTACGACCGGCAGGCACCGTTCGCGCTCGGCTCTACCGTCACCGCTGCGGGAAGTGCTACGGGCGGGCGCGACATGGCGCAGTTCTGCAAGGTCGGCGCGACCGGCATCGCGGCTGGAGCTACGGCCGGGATCACCAACGGCTCGACCGTTGCCGCGGCAGCGGGCAACACCTACACCAACGAC